TATCCCAACCATCAGCTTTTTGTCTGGCAAAGAGTTCAATTCTTGGTAGATCACCACAAAGCTCAATAATATCATTTCTAATTCTGTCTGGTTTTCTTGAATGTTCTCTACGAATATCAATAACTAATTGTTTTACTGATTTAGAGATTCTTTTAGGCTTACCCCTTGTTGCTAATAAACACATTTCAGGATTAGCTCTTGTCCAATATCCCATGCCTGTAAAATTACCCTTAGTTTTTCTGTTTTGTTTTACCCAAGTGAAAGCAACTGTTTTATATGTGAAACCCCATTTTTTAATAACTTCAAAAGATTTGTGCAGTAAAGGATCAACAACCCACATAAACAATACACAATCCATATCAGCAATACTGTTAATATTAAGATCCAATAGATCGTTAAATTCCATACAAGGATAATGTTTTGTAGCATTTCTTTTTTCTCCTTTTTTTGAATAACTTTTAAAATACCAAGCTGGATCTGCATAAATAATATTGTATTTTTTTTTAGGAAATGGGATCATTTAATTCTTTCTCAATTTGCTCCATAGTCTTACCTAAAATATTTGTTGCGTAATGATCGCAGCAGAAATATCTTGTTCCCTCTTTTAAATCTGCTCCCTTATCACAGGAACAACATTTTTTTTTACGATCTCCATACATATCTAATTCCAAGAACTATCCTTTAATAAATTAATTGGTGTTAGTTTATCTGGTGGAATAGAATAACAAGGTGGTCTGGCAAGACCAAAATCTGTCTTAAATCTATCCTGTCCAAGTACATAAGTTGAATTAACAAAACCTAAAATTTTAAAATCTGGAGCTTCATCAATAACTAAAATATAAAATTCATTTGGTTTAGCTTTAGGTCTTATGATTAAAGAATTATTATTTTTAGGAATTTGTGTTCTAATTTGTAATCTTAAATCTTTAAAAATTAAATCTGGAACACCACCAACATTACAATGATACTCAAATTTTATTTTTAAAAATTTAGCAAGTGCAACCTCACCCATAGCACCAGATATGGATTTAGCCATTTGATCATTTAAAGATCCCTTATAGTTATAACCCCATTTTTCCTGATACTTTTCTGATTCTAAACAACGCAAAATTCCAAGATGTGCTGCTGATTGCATTTCATACAGATCAAGGGTTATGCTATTATTCTCCATCATCACCCCTCTCAGAGCAGTATTGGAGCATTATAGGTTTATCTTTATAGGTGTAATAACCCCAGACTTCGCCATTTCCCTCAGTATAATTAGGGTTTAATTCCCATTTTCTGTTGCTTTCTATTGCTTTTTCGCAAGAAATATCTTTTATTTGATTAGATATAGGGATTTTAATTAATTCTAAATGACCATCACTAGAAACTACACCAAAAATTAACATCAATATTTTCATAATATTTAGATGATAAGTAGTGAGCAAATCAATTGAAAAACTATGCACAATTTTAATAGTAAAGCAACCCATTTAATAGATAATAAAATAATTTAATTTGATAGCAATTTTTCTTGATCTCTATGAAATAAATGATATTACTTTGATAACAAACGAATAACTTAATGAATAATAAACTATTAGAATATTCAGAAAAATTAGGCTATAAAAACTCTTTTATAGAAAGATATATGAAAAAAAATGATTTACTGCCTAAAGATTTTAGGTTTAGAAAAACATCATTGGACTTATTATTAAAAGAAACTAATAAAAAAATTTCAGATTTTATAAGAGATACTTATTTACCTAAAGAACAAAAAAATAAATTTGCTCAAATTTCTAAAATTTTAAATCCTAAAAAAAACGCACCTAAGTATTTTACAGAAAATGATCTAGCAAATGATTTAGCACATTGGTTTAATACTATTTTAAATTTAGATGAAGTAGTTTCTGCAAACTATTTTATAGGAGATAATGTTCAAATAGAGTGTATTGGTGAGCTTTTTGGTAATGGACAAATAGGAATACATAAAATTAAAGATCGTCATAAGATAGATATTCACCCAAAATATGCTTCTTTTCAGGCTATTGAGTGTTTAATAGATTCTAAAATAGGTTTAATGATGTTGTTTAAACCATCAAAAAATATTGATCGTAACGCAAATAATAGAACTGTTATTTGTCAGGATAAAAAAACAAAAATTATTTGGTTTGGATTTTTAGAACCTCAATCAAATGGTAGATATAATATTTTAGATAAATCGCAATCTACAGGAAAAACAATCGGTAAATTAGCAGAAAATATACAGTTATCATGGTGTGCTGAAGTAAAAGCTGCCTATTATCCTACTATTTTTAACACTTAACACCAGATTAATTAAGTTGACTTCAGATTAACTTTACATTATTGATTTGTTTATATGGCGAATCACTTAAAAATAATTGGTGAAGCATACGAAAAGTTTAAAGACACTAATACATCTGTGTCTGCAAATAAAGAACCTCATTCATTAAGAGCCATGAAAAGATATTTTCTCACAAAAGAACAAGCTAACAAATGTAGTAACGCATCATTAAAAGCAGGAACAATTGGTCATAAAATTGTTGAAAAATGTTTAAATAAAAATCTTACAGTTGATGAAGTTTTTGCAAGTGATGAAATACAAAAAGAAATAGATGCTTATTTTCCCATAGATAAAACAGATGAAATGAAATTTAAATTTGCAATAAAATTTTTACCACAAACTGCAAACAATCATTTAGAAAATTTTAAAGAACTACCTAAACAGAAATGGAAAACAGAAGTTGAATTTATTAAATGGATAGATCCAGTTAATGTTCCTTTTAGAATGTTTATAGATGCTTTTGGTGAAACTCATATCAACGATATTAAATACAAATTACCTGGTGTTAAATTTGCACCACTTAAAACAAAACAAACAAAAGAAAATCCTAATAGAATTGGTGATTGGACTTGTTCTCACCCTAAATTAGATGAGAGGGTTTTTACATCAGATTTAATGCAAATTGCACTTTACTCACACACTACAGGATTAAAACCATCATTAAGTTATGCAAGTGCAAAAGAAAGATATTTATTTACAGAGGATAATTGTGAAGAATTAAAACCAGAAAATTTAAAGTTATGGCTTAATGAATTAATTGCTTATGAGATTGCTTGGGAGAAAAAACTTAAAGCTGCCAATGGTTCTGTAGCAGAGTTGTTATGGTTAAATATACCTGACTTTTCAGATATTCGTAAAAAAAGTTTTTGGTGGAACTCAATACCAAAAGAATACATGGAGAATTATTTAAAAACTTATGTCTGATATGGGAATTATAAAACCTTTAAGAGATAGAGTTAGAGATTTGGAAGTTATTAATGAAGCTCATCAAAAAAAGAATGGTCAGCTTAGAGTAGAAATTCAAGACAAAAACAAATTAATAGAAGAACTTACAGAAAAAATAAATAACCCAACAAAAAAAATGAGAGAGCAAGGAGAACTATGAAAGAAAGAACTTTAAGAGATGCCATACAACAATTTAAATCTGGTATCAAACAAACTGATTATGGCAAAGTAAAAGGTAATAGAGATTATCTTAGTGTTGCTTACAGATTAAAATTTTGCAGAGAATATTTTGGTGAGTCAATGTCAATACAAACAGATAGTATAGAACTTTCTAATGGTTCTCATAAATTTAAAGCAAACATTTTTTTAAATGACAAGTTAGTTAGTGTTGGAGAAAGCAAACAAATGTCTAACAAAGAAAAAGATTTTGAAAAAAGTCAAACTGTATCTATTGGTAGAGGACTTTCTTTATTAGGTTTTTTTGGTGATGAGATAGCATCTAAAGATGAAATGGAAGTTTTTTTACAAGATGACAAACCTTTTGATAATAAAAAAGAATTACCCAAAACAAAAACTAATGGCAAAACTAAAACACCAAAAATATCTGCTGATGAATGGATTGTTGTTATGCAAAACGCAGCACTAAACGAAACATCAGTTGGTAGATTTGAAAAAAATTTAAATCCTCTAAGAAAAGAGTATTTATCAGAACTTCATCAAATAAATTCTGATCTCATTCAACAAGCTAGAGTAGATCAAGAAGAAGTTTCACTACACAAACAAATAAACAAAAGGAAAGATAACAATGAGTGAATACGATAATTCAGCAGCACTTTGGAAAAGACAAGCAAGAGATACAGATGTAGCTGGTAAAAAATATCCTGCGTATCAAGGAAATATAACTGTTGGTGGTAAGAAAATGAATCTTGCTGCATGGTTAAATACAGAAAAAACCAAAGAGGGACAACCAGATATTAGTTTAAAAATTTCTGAGATTGTTGCTAAAAAAGAGGAACAACCATTTTAATGTCTGAAAGTATTAATCCAAATCATTATAAAAAAAGTATTGAAACTTATGATGCTATTACTAGCCAGTTATCTCCAATGGAGGTGATTGGCTATCTTAGATCACAAATTATGAAATACACAATGAGAATGGGTGAAAAGCATGATGGAACAATTGATGCCTGTATTATGGATATAGGTAAAGCCGATTGGTACACAAACAAATTATTAAAATATTTAAATGATTTAAAAAAAAATAAATCATTTTTTGGTGAGCCTGACAATGTTGCCGAACTATTTAAGAAAGACAAATAATGAAGAATGGAAATGGACATAAATATATCTATTTAAGTGAGCCAAAGCTCAAGACACTTAAATTTATAAAGAACTATATAAAAAAGCACAACTTCTCCCCTACCTTTGCAGAGATTT